CTTAGTAAATCTTTCCATTGTAGGCAGAAATGCAAGTAAAAATCAAAGAGAACAATATATATCTTGGGATAAACAAACTAATGAGAGAATTAATATATCAAAGCGATTACACAATCTATTTCCTGACTTTGAATTCAAAGTTGCTGGTGAAACAGGCATAGATATTACAGTAAAAGGAAATAATAAATCTCAAATATTGACAGACTTTTCGAAATCTGATATAATACACTTCTACGGTGATAAATGTGATTTAGGTGGTAACGATCATGAGATTGCTCTCGCCGTACATGATCGTGTTGGTAAAAATTTATCATATCAAGTAAAAGATTGGAAAGAGACTTGGGAAATATTAAAACAAAAATAGGAATTACCGCTTCAACTTTTGATCTGTTACATGCAGGTCATATTGCAATGCTTCGGGAAGCTAGAACAAAATGTGATTATTTAATCTGCGCGTTACAAGTAGATCCTTCTATGGACAGACCTGAAAAGAATAAACCAGTACAAACTTTAGTTGAGCGTCACACACAACTATCTGGTGTAAAATATGTCGATGAGATTATTCCGTATCAAAGTGAACAAGATTTAGAAGATATTTTAAATATGTTTCCTATCGATATAAGGATTATTGGTGAAGAATATAAAAATGGTAAGTTTACTGGTCGCGCTATTTGTTCAAAGCGTGGCATAGAGATATACTATAACAAAAGAGACCACAGATTTTCATCTAGTGATTTAAGAAAGCGAGTGAAAGATATATGATTATTAACGGTGACTGTATTGAAGAAATGCAGAAATTAATTGACCAAGGCGTTCAAGTTGATGCGGTAGTTACAGACCCACCATATCATCTACAATCTATCGTAGACAGATTTGGAAAAACATCTCTGAGCGATGATACTAAGACTTCAGAAAGAGCGAGAGGTCGTAGTGACGGTTATGCAAGAATGAGTGCTGGTGGTTTCATGGGTCAAGAGTGGGACGGTGGCGATATTGCATTTCGTGCTGAGACTTGGAGACTTGCTTGGGAATTATTGAAACCGGGCGGACACTTACTTGCATTTTCTGCTTCACGCAATTATCATAGAATGGCAGTTGCGATTGAGGATGCTGGGTTTGAAATTCGTGATCAAATGATGTGGTTGTATGGTTCTGGATTTCCAAAGAGTGTGAATATCAGCAAGGCGATTGACAAGGCGGCAGGGGCAGAGCGTGAGGTGGTGGGGATCGATGAGTCAAAGTTGCGACCAAACAAAGACGGTTATGCAAAGGTTACTAGCGCGTGTGACAGAAAAGGGAATGCTGGGCATAAAGACAACGGAGCAACCATCACCGCACCAGCAACTGAAGCCGCCAAGCAATGGGACGGATGGGGAACTGCCCTAAAACCAGCACACGAACCGATTGCGGTAGGTCGTAAACCAATATCCGAAAGTACCGTTGCCAAGAATGTGTTGAAACACAGAACTGGTGCTATCAATATTGATGCTAGTCGGATTGAATCTGTTGAAGGCGTTGAGGGTAGATTCCCAGCAAATATAATGCACGATGGACTACATCAAGATTGGGCGCGTTTCTTCTATTGCCCAAAAGTATCAAAAAAAGAACGTGGCGAGAACAACAAACATCCAACAGTTAAACCACAAGAATTAATGAAATACTTAGTGAGACTTGTCACGCCTAAAGGCGGCACTGTACTTGATCCATTCATGGGTTCCGGCTCTACTGGTATGGCAGCAAAAGATTTGGGTTTTGACTTTATTGGTATTGAGAAATCAGAAGAATATTTCAAAATCTGTCAAGAACGAATTGATGAAACAAATCCACTAAGCGATTTTTTTGACTAGACAATCATTATAGAATATGATATAATAGAAGAATATAAACATAGGAGAACTATATGTCAATTATGGACAAACTCAAAAAGAACTCAAAGTTAAAATCTACAGAAGTTCTTTCTGAGTCTAAATTTTTCAATAATAAAGAACAGGTAGCGACACCTGTGCCGATGATGAATGTAGCATTATCTGGATCAATAGATGGTGGTCTTACTCCTGGCTTGACCGTATTGGCTGGGCCATCTAAGCATTTTAAAACGTCATTTACACTATTGATTGCGTCTGCATATCTAAAGAAATATCCTGACGCTGTAATGCTTTTCTATGATTCAGAATTTGGTTCACCAGCATCATATTTCGAACAGTTTGATATTGATACAGCGCGTGTCTTGCATACACCAATTACAAATGTGGAAGAATTAAAATTTGATCTTATCGCACAATTAGAAGGACTTGATCGTAGTGACCGTTGTATTGTTGTCATTGATTCAATCGGTAATCTTGCATCTAAGAAAGAAATGGAAGATGCAATTAATGAAAAATCGGTAGCTGATATGTCAAGAGCGAAAGCACTTAAAGGCTTATTCAGAATGTGTACTCCATATCTTGCAATGAAGAATATTCCTATGATTGCGGTTAATCACACATATAAAGAAATTGGTCTGTTTCCTAAAGACGTTGTATCTGGAGGAACTGGTATATACTATAGCGCAAACAATATTTGGATTCTTGGCCGTAGACAGAATAAAAAAGGTACTGAAATTACTGGATATGATTTTGTTATCAATGTCGAAAAATCTAGATTTGTCAAAGAAAAATCTAAAATTCCTATTTCTGTAAGTTGGGAAGGTGGGGTACAAGAATACTCTGGTCTGTTAGAAGTTGGACTAGCAGGAGGTTATGTCGCTAAACCAAGTAATGGCTGGTATAGTATTGTAGATATGTCAACTGGTGAAATGTCCGAAAATAAAGTCCGAGAAAGTGCCACACTCGAGGAAAGTTTTTGGAAGCCAGTATTCGAAAATACAGATTTTGCTGAGTTTATAAAAAAGCAATATACTATTGGATATCATACAGAAATTGATTTAGATGAAATTTTAGAAGGAGAAATTTAATGATTGAAAATACGGATTATGAATTAGTTCCAGCTGCTAATAATGAGCAAGCATGGAATGTTCGTTTTCTGACAGGAGACTACATTGAAACTGTAGTCTCTATTGGAACCCTTACAGTTAATGAAGAACCTATGGACGATACAGACGACCACTCTTTGTCATTCGATTTTAGTTTAATTTATTCTCCAGATGATACATTAACTTCAGACGATGAAGATTTGCAAGATGCTGTTGGAAGTGTTATCTTACACATTATTGAAAAATCTATAGCAAGGGATCAAGGAAGCGTATTGACTTCAGGCGAATAGTGTTATATAATATTTCAAATATTAAAGAAAGGTTATTTAATGACTAATCCTCAGTATCCAGTTTATATCATATCTAAAGGTCGATCTGATTCGATGGTAACATCTAGATCACTTTCACGTATGAAAATTCCACATTATATTGCAATTGAGCCACAAGATGAAGTTGATTACGAAAAAGCTTTAGATCACTTTGCAATTAGAGACTATGTGACACTTTTAATAGCACCGTTCTCAAATCACGGTGACGGACCTGGTCGCGCTAGAAACTGGTGCTGGGATCATTCAATGACTTTGGGTTTTGAACGTCATTGGGTTCTTGATGATAATATATCCGATTTTTACAGACTACATGAAAATAAACGTATTAGAGTTGAGACTGGTGCAATATTTAAAGCCGCTGAAGATTTTACGGATCGTTATACAAACGTCCCTATTTCCGGTTTTCAATATCGTTTCTTCATTGCACCAAATCAGAAATATCCAGCATTTGTAAAAAATACTAGAATTTATTCATGCTTATTAATTGCAAATGATTGTAAGCATAGATGGCGTGGTAGATATAATGAAGATACTGATATTTGCTTGCGTGTGTTAAAAGACGGAGACTGTACTATTCAATTCAATGCTTTTATGCAGGGTAAACTTGCAACACAAACATTAAGCGGTGGCAATACTGCAGAATTTTATCATGCTGAAAATACAGATCAGAAAAGTATTGTAACTGGTAAAGATTTAAATGATACTGGATATAATAGTCTTGGTACTGCTAATAAATCCCAGATGCTGGTAGACATGCACCCTGACGTAGCAAGAATTTCTTGGAGATATGGTCGTTGGCATCATTGGGTGGATTATTCTTCATTCAAGAAAAATCGTCTAAAATTTCGTGGTGATTATGTTCCAGAAACGGGTAATAATGAATACGGACTAAAACTTGTAAGTGATGAGAAATACAAACTGAGAAATTATGGAGCGAGAAAATGAGTAATTTTATTGAAGATGCTATGGAAAATCAAGGTAAAGAAATAGAACGTCCTTGTTGTTCTTACTGCGACAATCTAGCGCATAATGCAGGAAAAACTGCATCTGGAAAAATTCGTTGGCGTCAAAGAATTGTGGACAATAGAAAAGTTTATTTGTGCTATACATGTCATAGTTCCCTACAAGGCAATATTCGTGATGTAGAAAATATGAACGTTGTTCATCGGGAAAATAAAAAAGTTATTTTAACTAAATATCGTGAGTTGGTTGCTTTTGCAGAATCTAGTCCACTTTATGATCCAAATATTCCTTTGAATAAGAAAGCATTATTAAAAGAAGCGGAAGAATGGCATAGCGAAAAAATTAAGACTGAAAATAAGAAAAAGGTTGACAGAATTCGTGATGTAGGATATAATGATAGTTCATTAGAAATTACCAATACATTACAGGAGTTTATTTAATGTCGGATAAAGAAGTTAAAGAAAGCGGTGAATACGATAACTTTATGGATCATATAGGCGAAACTATTCATGAAGCACCTTCACTAGCAGATTTTGTTGATGTAGAAGATAATAGAGATAATTGGGAAAAACATTGGGTTGGAATGCCCACTTATGTCCAAGAAGAAAATAAGACATATAAAAGTGTAGTGATGCATTTTCGTAATGCTGAAGATTATAAAGAATTTTGTGAACTAGTTGGTCAGGCAATGACTATGAAAACTAAAAGTGCTTGGTATCCAGCTTTAGACCGTGAGGCTAATAGTCTACTACGCTGGATTGAAGAGGAATGATAGAATGATTGAACGAATTTATATTCCAACAGTTAGACGTACTGACAATCAAATTACATTCAACAATCTACCCGAAGAACTAAAGAAAAGAGTCATTATGGTTGTAGAGCCAGGCGAACGGCATCTCTACAATTATGAATGCGAGTATCTACTAGTACCAGAAAAATTAGTAGGGACTTGGACTCAATTAGCAGAGACTAGATTGATGATTCATAAACACGCTGGTGCAATAAAATATGCTGTTCTGGATGATGATGTTATTATCAAAAGAAGAAACGCTAAGTATTGGACAGGTAAATCTAATATGGAAAAGTCTAAGCGTTTTGCCACTAGTGAAGAAATTTCAGATATGTTTGAAATCGTAAGTAAGTGGCTGGACGAAGAATCTATAGGAGTTGTAGGTATTTCGGATGCGGGAACACCTCCTGCGGATACAGTATATACAGACACAATGCCTGTATATACTTATTTGTTTTATGACGGAAAAATGTTATCGAAAGTAATTGATGAAATGGATATTACCACACTACGAATAGCCGAAGACCTTCTATTTCTTTTTGAGGCACTATCACGCGGCATCAATACCAGAAAATCAAATGAATTTATGTACGATAATAGGAGTATGGTAGATAAGAACTTAGCTGAATCTAGGGAAGTCTGGACAGGAATGTTTAAAAATAAAGAAGATAGACCAGATAATTATTATCAGAGTGATGAACACTATAAGTCACTAAAGTATATTCAGAAAAAGTATCCCCACATAATAAAGATTTTTAAAGATGAAAATGGGAAAAAGAAAAATCGTATTGCTTGGAAGAAGATATATAAACCAATTAACTATGGTCCATCACTGGAAGAATTTTACGATGTTTGATTTTAGTTAGAAAATTTTTATATTGAAGTTTTATCAGAAATATAGTATAATTTTTGTTATACAATAAAGGAAATATAGTGAGCAATATTGAACAAGTAATCTTAAAGAATATCCTGAATGATGAGGAATACATGAGAAAAGTATTACCTTTCGTTCAACCAGAATATTTTGAAGGCGTGTATAAAACGCTATTCAATCAAGCTGGCAAATTTGTAGGCAAATATAATAAACTGCCAACTGCAGAAACATTTAAAATAGAATTAGATGAATCTGGTTTGCTAAATGAAGAAATGTATAATCAAGCGCATGATATTATACCTCAGCTATTTGATGATGAAAAATCAGATCAAGAGTGGCTATTAGATCAGACTGAAAAATGGTGCCAAGATCGTGCGTTATTTAATGCTGTTATGGAATCAATTAGTATTATTGATGGTAAGCATCAAACCCTTACTAAAAATGCACTACCTGAGATTTTGACAAAAGCCTTAGGCGTTTCTTTTGATACTAATATTGGTCACGATTATCTCTTAAACTTTAATGAAAGATATGAATTCTATCACCAAGAAGAAGAACGATTACCCTTTGATCTTGAATATTTTAATCTTATTACAAAAGGTGGTCTACCAAGAAAAACTTTGAATATTATTCTTGCTGGCACTGGCGTTGGTAAATCATTGTTTATGTGTCACCAAGCTGCCGCAGCACTAACAGACTGTAAAAATGTATTGTATATTACAATGGAGATGGCAGAAGAAAGAATTGCAGAACGTATTGATGCAAATTTACTAAACGTACCCATTTCTGATATTGCTGAATTGAGTAAAGATAATTTTGCCGAGCGCGTTGCGAATATATCTAAAAGAACGAACGGTAAACTAATTGTAAAAGAGTATCCTACGGGTCAAGCAAATACAGCACACTTTCGAAATTTACTTGGCGAATTAAAATTAAAAAAGTCGTTTATCCCTGATATTGTCTTTATAGATTATCTAAATATATGTGCGTCAAGTCGAATGAAAGGTATGGGAGGATCAATCAATTCTTACACTTACATTAAAGCGATTGCAGAAGAAATGCGCGGTCTTGCGGTTGAGTTTAACCTCCCGATTGTTTCAGCAACACAAACGACTCGCTCTGGTTACGGCAACTCAGATATTGGGCTTGAAGATACGTCCGAGTCTTTTGGACTACCCGCTACTGCCGACCTCATGTTTGCACTCATCTCAAATGAAGAACTTGAAAGTATGGGTCAAATTGCGGTTAAACAATTGAAAAATCGTTATAATGATGTTAGTTATAAAAAACGATTTGTTATCGGAGTAGATAGATCCAAAATGAAGTTATTTGATGTTGATGATTCAGAACAGACTTTAATGGATGATACTCCAATTTTCGATAAAACTCCTCAAGGACAAGATGCTGCTAAATTTAAGGACTTTAAACTATGAATAAAGATGAACAAATAACAGAAGATGATTTAGAAGCCTTATGGAATTATTTTCATGAAATAGTAGACAATAGGAGAGATGCTGGATATCAAAATTTACAAATAGCAGGACTTATGATGGCATACTCGCTAAAATTATACAGATTTGAATTAAGCGATAACGCATACAAAAGTTTACTTAATTTTATTTTTCATCAGCATGAGGCAATGCTAGATGAACCATTTACAAAAGCTACAATGCACTAAAGGAATTATTATGAAAGCAGTTTTAAGAGCATACACACAGCCACACGAATCTCCAGCTTTGGGCGATCTACAAGAATTTGTTGCATTTTGCGCTAGGGTATCAAATCCTTCAAATCAAATCAATAGTGCTACTAGTGAAAAACTTATTAGATATTTAATTAAACATCAACATTGGTCTCCACTTGAAATGGTTTCTGCCACAATGGAAATTGAAACCACAAGAGATATTGCTAGACAACTTTTGCGCCATAGATCATTTTCGTTTCAAGAGTTTTCTCAAAGATACGCTAACGTTGATGAATTTGGTGACAATATGTTTGAACTTTGTGATGCACGATTACAAGACACCAAGAACAGACAAAATTCAATTGAAACTGATGATTTAGAACTTCAAAAAGAATGGGTAATTCAGCAAAAAGGTGTAATTGAAGCAACTAAATCAGCATACGAATGGGCAATAGAAAATGGTATTGCTAAAGAACAAGCGAGAAAAGTTTTGCCTGAGGGTCTTACAATGTCGCGCCTGTACGTCAACGGAACTCTAAGATCATGGATTCATTATATAGAATTGAGAAGCGGAAATGGAACTCAAAAAGAACATATGGAATTGGCTATTGCATGTGGTGAAGCTATAAGTAAAATCTTTCCTCTAGCTGAGGACCTAATACAAGGAGAATAGAAATGGGTAAAAAACTTTCAACGTATTATACGGATAATAATAATGGATTTTGTGAAGTACATTTCAGTTATAAAGAAGAATATGCTTATATAAAATATTTTACTGAAGAAGGTATAAAATACTTTGAAGAAACTTTTCCTAATAATTCTCTTAGATATGTGGAAGATGCTGCTGAAAATTGGTCGTTAGGATATAAAGATTTATCACCGGAACATCATACACAATATAACATGAAATTTTCAAAAACTGCTTGACAAAATTTTATATTATGATATGATTTTTAAATAAAGAATCATAATGAGGACACACTATGAAGTTAAAACATATTGGAATAATGGCATTAAATGCCATAATATGCGCTGGCATCGGATATGCTGCTTATGAAGGACATAAAAGAAATAGTGAAAGTGCCGAAGCAATTGAGATAAGAGCAACAGAACTAGCTGAAGAATTGGCGGAAGCAGAGGCAGAAAAGACTCGCGTGAAAGCTGAAAGAATTGAGCAATTAACTTGTTTAGCGACAAATATATATTATGAAACTATGGCAGTATCTCTAGTAGATGCTATGGCTGTTACGGATGTTGTTTTAAATAGAGTAGACCATAAAAAATATCCCACGACTCCATGTGAAGTTGTTCATCAATCATATTTAAACGATAAAGGCGATCCTTTATTAAATAAATGTCAATTTAGTTGGTATTGTGACGGTAAAGCAGACGAACCTCAGAACGCAGAAGCTTGGGAAAAATCTGTTCGTTATGCTGCTGATATATATCATAAAGGTAACTGGAGAGGTATTACTGAAGGATCAACTCATTATCATGCAACATATGTTTCGCCTAAATGGGCAAAGTCTTTTACAAAGATTGCTCAAATAGGAGCGCATATTTTTTATAGACAGGAAAATTAATGAGTGAAGAACATAACTATTGTACTACAAAAGGTTTAGGCTGGGCATTTCTCATACTTGCTTTTATGATAGTAGGATTACCTGTCATTATGCTTATGCTAATGGTAGGACTTGAAGATTACGCAATGTATTGTAATATGAATATATTACCTTGTTTTGGATTAAAAGAATGACACTGATGGTTGATCCGCCAAGCGGTTGGAAGTATGGATTTCCCAAGCCTGTGCATGAAAAATATTATTTATTAAAAGATGATTTTGATATGAAACGTTGGTTAGTTTCCGAGGGTTATCCTCAGACGGAGATTGATAATCTAGGTAGTAGTTTTTTTATTAGAACATGGGAAGAGATAGATACAATATGAAAAAACTAAAAAATAAAGTAGTAGCATATAGAGTCCACGAATATATCAGACTCTTTGATTTTCATAAACCATTGCTATCACAGATGCCTGTCATTATGTTGATTGCAATGATATTTGGTATGATATTTCTTGCTATACCTGTAATATACTCAGAAGGTGGACACTAAATGAGTAAAGAAATAAAAGATGCGGCCCAACAACAGGCTGAACAAGCATTTGATGGCTTTATGTATTGGATGAAAAAAGGTACTATTATCTCTTGTATATTTTTAGCCATAGTAGTAGTCGGCTGTAATTCTGGAGTTGAAGATGATCAATATCCAGCATATAATGGTGAACAATATGATCCTCAAGGAATGAGTAAATAATGGTAAAACCCAACTTAGATAACTGGAAATTAAATTTAGAAGATATCCATTGGATCGAAAATGCACTTGGTTACAGATTACAAAGATTATCAATGAAAAGACTTACTGTAAAAAAGCAGAGTAGTAAAGATAATATAGATAATGAGATAAGTCACATAACAGAACTTCAAGGAAAAATGTTTAACCAAAAAGAATGGCGCAGAGCAAAAGTAGGCGACACGCCTTATATAAGCGGATAAAACAATAGTCATTGCTGCATAGGAGATTAATAATGGGATTAGAAGATTATTACGACACACTATCTGAAGGTTTTATACATTCTTCATATATAGAACCTAAGACTGATTTGTTTCAACAGTCTAATTTTAAATCACATGCAGGGTTAGACCTCACGTGGAAAATAGAATGTGATGCTATCTCAGACGCAGAATGGGAATGTTTTGCTAGGATGATTTCCGAGATTGAAACTCGACAATTTTCTAAAGTAGTTGGTATTCCCAGAGGCGGTGTAAAATTACAAAATGCGCTAAGTAACTATGTTTCTGGTGATGCAAATGATCCTATTCTTATCGTAGACGATGTTTGGACAACAGGAACTAGCTTTAGAGAGTTTACTGAAATTCAAACCATTAAAGATGATATTGAACAAAAAGATTGGTTTGGTTGGTGTATATTTGCTAGAACAATGACAGATTCTAAAGTGAGCGCACTATTTCAAATGCCTGAAAAAACTTCGGTAAATTGGTGACAAGGTATAGAGTAAAGATATGTATTCGCCGCGGCATTTTAGATAATGCGGGGCAGACAGTAACTTATGCTCTCAGATCACTAGGTTGGCCTGAAGTCGAAGATGTTAGAATAGATAAATTAATAGAGTTTGAATTAAAAACTTCTGATTGGGAAAAGGCTGAGAAAATAGCAAAATCTCAAACAAATGAAGTGATGGAATATTACGAATTAGAGGAATTATAATGAAAAAAGCCAAGTTACTTGTTATAGGACATGGACGCCATGGTAAAGATACGGTCTCTGAAATTTTATGCAATGATTTTAAGCTAAGTTTCATTTCAAGTAGCATGTTTGCATGTAAAAAATTTATTTATGATGATCTAAAAGAAAAATATAACTATAATTCATTTGAAGAATGTTATGCAGACAGGCACAATCATAGGTCAGAATGGTATGAAGCGATTGCTAACTACTGCGTAGAAGATCCTTCTAAGTTAGGCAAAGATATTTTTTCTGAGCATGATATATACTGCGGATTGAGAAACGTCCGAGAATTTGTAGCTATGAAAGAACAGAACGTATTCGACGCTTGCATATGGGTGGACAGATCAGAACATTTACCCGCAGAAGGTAGTGAGAGTATGACACTAACGAGTGATATGGCAGATTATGTGATAGATAATAATTCGGATTTATTCAATCTAGGATTTCACTGTAGGCGTGTTTATAATATTATTGAATCTAAATTACATAATGATGATATTGATAATGTTGCGGTTTTAGGTTATGACTGAAAAAAAACTTACAAAAGAAGAATTAAATTTGATAATAGAATGTTTGCGTGAAATTCCTATTAGCGATCCTAAAATTATCGATTTACGAGAAAAGCTATATAAAATAAAAGGGGAAATGTATAAATAGTATTATGCACTAACAAAATAGGTAGTAAGTATGGGAAGTTATTCAAGAAAAAGATATGCAACTGAATCGGCTAGCTTTCCAAAAAGTGAAAATTCAGCACCGGGCTCATATTCATATGCAACTTTTGCTGATTTACCAGCTTCTGGTTCTACACCTGGAAATACAGCTTTTGTCGTAGCAACAAATAGATTATATATTTGGAGCGGTGTAGGATGGTACTTAATTGCTACTGTTACAAATGCATCGCCAACTGCAATTACTGGAGTTGATGGTGCATATGCACTTGCAATAGATGGTACAGCCACAACTATTACTGCAGTTTCTACTGATCCTGAAGGATTTGCATTAACATGGTCCTATGCGGTATCATCTGGATCATTAGGTAGTACTGCTACAGTATCTCAAGCAGATAACGTATTTACTATTACACCATCAAGTACAGAAGCAGATGCTGGAACTTTTAGTTTAACATTTAGTGTAACTGATGGATTAAACGGAGTTGTAAGTGCGGTTAGTGCGTTTACATTATCATTTTATGTACAAAATTCAAGATACACTGCATTGTCAGTTAAAGCAACTAACACTGGTTCAAACCAAACTTTTGATGACGCCTCTGCTTCAAATAATACAATAACTGTTGCTGGTGACACAACAGCATCAACATTTAGCCC